GGCGTAGAAATACGTGAATTTGCTGCCGATGGCTCAGGTATTTCAATAGATATGGCAGAAGACCAATTCACACCTTCGGTGGGGATAGACGGAAATGTCGTAGTCAATAAAAACTTAAACGCTATGGGGATGTTTGAGATAAATCTTATCCAAACCTCTGAGAGCAATCCTGTCCTGTCAGCAATACTTACGGCTGCCTATAATGGGGTTTATAGCACGTTCCCTGTGTTAGTTAAAGACTTAAATGGTAATTCATTATACACTGGAGCTAAGTGCTGGTTACGGAGATACCCTAAGTCTGACTTTGGGAAAGAAGTATCTACAAGGACTTGGACTATAGACACGTCTAAAATGATACCATTTATTGGTGGAAGTGAAGACGTATAACATTAACACAAAAGGATAAAAAATGGAAAAGAGACTAACAGTAGACGGAAAGGAATATATTGTAAATAAGGTAGACGCACTTACCTCTTTATCACTATTGCCTACCTGTCAACGCATAACTAAAGTATTCGATAAAAAGAACCCCCACGTTGATCCAGTGGATACCCACAAAGACCTCAACAACCTATTACTGAGCTTTAAAATACTTAGGCTAGTAGGGACAAAAGAAGATGGAGGTATTATAGCTCCTGATGTGGTGGATAAGACTCAACTGCCTAGCACTATAGAGGGTATAAGCGACTTAGCGTTATCTTTAATAGATATAATCTATGAGGATAGATCGGCAAAAAAGACGTAAGCCCTTTATCTTATTTATCGGGACACCCTCACATAAATTACATCGTATATACTGTGATTGCTTCTAATCTAGCTACTCTCAATGAACTCCAAACTGTTTATTCTTATGGGGACTTAATGCTATTATATGATATATCAAAAATAAATTCAAAAGACGAGGGGCAATAACAATGGCTGATATAGACGGCTTGGTCGCTAAAATAAGTGTTGGTTTTGATGAAACCCCTCTTAAAAAATACGATAAAGCTATGGACTCAGCTAAGGCCAATACTGATAACTTAGGAAGGTCTGTAGAAGGCGTTGAAAAAAAATTAGGTAACTTACAGGAAAAGTTTAAAAAAGTAAGTAAGCAAGTTAGAGATAGATCTGGGGAAAATATTGGTAGAGACGTGTCTGGGGCTGTTTTTGGGGAGAAAGGTAGGGGCATCTTTTCGGCCTTGTCCCGTACTTCATCTTTACTGAAAAGTGGGAACATTGCTTCTGCTTTTGGGACTCTATCTTTGGGGGCTATAAAAGCCACTAAGTACTTGTATAATTTTGCAGATGCCCAGGCTAAAGTCATAAATAGGGCAGATATTCAATCTAAGATGCTTAGCTTGAACACTAAAGAGGTTTTAGGTCTAGCTCAAGCTTATGATGTTCTAGGGTTAAACTCTTCTTCTTATTTCGCTGCACGTAAAGAGAGTATAGGTATATCTGCTGGGTTAGGGCTAGGTCAACTAGATCAGGGTAAGTTCACCGCCTTAGCCAGGATAGGGGCAAATATAAATGCTTTCTTAAATGGAGATACTGACGCTCAAGTAAAAACCATAGGAGATAGGTACGATACTCTTAAAAGCTCTGGAGATAAGAAAGGAACGGCTCTTATAGAGACTATGTTTTCTAATCTACTTGAGACGGCTTTAGCAGACAGAGCAAGTCTAGCTAACTTAGGGATGACTATGAAAGAGTCTGCCAAATCTCTCAGTGATGCCCTTTATGGAAGTGAAAAGAATATGAAAGAGCTTACTAGGAATATGGCTCAATTGACCTACGGTGTAGAGTTATTAGCTGCTAAGATGGGTGGGTACATAGGTAAAATATTCAATAGTGCTGTCAGAGGGTATACTAATGCTTTTGAATACGTGTTAGGTGATGGGAGTGCAGATCCAGACGCTAAGGCTTCCAGTGTAGTATCTATAGCTGGTGCTAAGGGGGGTTCTCCTGTAGAAACTCCTTTTCAGAAGAGAAAACGAATGGAAGGTGTTGCTTCTTCAACTCTTTCAGTTACCAACCACATAACAGTAAATGGCAATGCAGATCCAAATGAAATAGCTGACGTAGTTGGTAATTCTGTCAAAGAAATCAATGATACTTACCAATCATCACCAAGTAGGGGTAATTAGATATGAGTTTTTCACCAATACAGAGTATTGTAACAGGTAAAGAGGCCATAAAAACAGTAAGGATGGAGGTAATAAATAGTACCTTGCCTTATGGTATAGACGGGGAAGACTTCGAATGCGTAGTAAGCGTAAACCACGTTCTAAGAAATACAATAACCAAGAACCCAGTTCAATTTGGTGCTCCTGTTGGAGACAATATAGTAAAAGAAGCCGTGGAAATAACGTTATCAGGGGTTCTGAACCCTAACTACTCTTCTCCTCTTGGGTTAGTAGATGCTTCTATCAGTATACCAGGGCTAGACAGTGCTACCAACAATACTACGGTGTGGTACGAGTATTTCAAGGAAATATACGAATTAAAGAATGGTGGTAAAATAAAAGTAACTATATACCCCCAAAGCTATGAGAATATGATAGTGGAAAACCTATCGTTCAAAGATTCTGCTAAAGCTGGGCTAGGGTTAGAATACGTTATGAAGCTGGTACAGATGATAAGCCCAGAAGACAGTGTACTAAACCCAAGGCAGTCTATAAACGCTACTTCTCCAGAATTTTATGATACCGTGACAGGTGCTAAAAATAGTTTAACAGAGGGGTTTAACCCTGCTGATTTAATAGTTAGTCCAGGAGTGTAATATGTCATTATTTAAAATAAATATAGGTACTTTTGGTAACAGAGTAGTAGATTTTACAGTAGGTATCGTACCGTTGAGGATGCAATTTCAATGGAATGGTAGGATGGAAAAATACTTTGTACAGATAACTAACAGAGTAGATGGGGTAGTAGTGCCGTCCCAATCACTAGAGCCATATGAAGTGTTGAATATGCAAAGCATAAGCCTTAATGGTGGCTTCATAATACCAGTTATAAGTAACCCTACGGTGTTGGATACTGGGGAAATAGTATATGATTTTGAGAGCTTAGATACCAGCTTAATATTGCTATACGGTAGTGAACAAGCCGACCTGTTGGAATTATCCAATTACGGGGATATATCTTCGCTATGAGTTCAGATGTAAGAATGTACAGAGACTATGTACTTAGTTTCCCGTCTCCAGTAGCAGACGATTACGGGATAGTTATTAAAAACGATGATACGGATAATACTGGTCTTAGGATAGTATTTAATATTGTAGTCAATAGTTTTAATAATGAATCGTTGTCATCAACTGGTAATATGTGTAATTTTGTCATATCTATCTATAACCTATCTTCAAATATCAGGAACTTATTGGAGTCTGGAGACTACAGCACTGTAAGCCTGTCTGCTGGGTACAGGAAATTTGTAAATACCAGCACTATAACAGAGAATACCAATGTAGAAGACATTAGGACTACTGCTCCTATTCTTATTAATGGGGATGTCTATAACGCTGTATCGTATAGACAAGGTGCTGATATCATAACAACCGTAGTAGGTATAACCAATTCTTCTCTATTGAACCAAGAAATTGATGAAAATGACCTAAATAGGTTTGCTAAGTCTAAAGTATCTACCTCTGCCGTAGTTAGTAGAAAAGATGTTTTCTTATACTACATAAATAAGTATATGGAACAGGCCGACTTGACCATAAATGCTGGGGATAATTTAAATGGTTTTGATTTAGTTAATCGGTCTAATAGTGAGCCTGAGTTTAAAGGCATATCATTCTCTAAGGGTACTACTTTAGTGTCTGCATTGACTTCTATTGTTGGAGGAAGTAGGGTGTGGTATATAGACAACACTAACACATTATTTGTTAAGGGCGCACCTAATACCAGCACCAACCAACCTTCATTTAGTGCTTCTGAGATTACCACCGTTGAACAATCAACAGGACTGCTAGGTGTTCCTATCCTATCCCCTGCTGGTACGGTTACTGGCAAGTCTTTACTAAATCCAAGGATAACGCCAATGTCTGTAGTGACGGTAAAATCTAATGGGGGTTTTAGACAAGCTTCTTCGACCTACTTTCAGTCTTTAGGGCTTAGTAATCCAGTAGAGATTACTGCCGTAGTAATGCAAGTTACCTTATCTGGAGATAGTAGAGGAGGGGAGTGGGTTACTCAATTCACTACACTACCTCCAGACTATGTAAGGATACTTTAAAATGCCTAATTATGATCAAGTAAGAAAAAAGACGCTAGGTGATGCTATATCTAGGATATCAAGCAATGCTACTAAAAGTATGTATACTATGCTTCCAGGAGTTATTAAAGAGTATGACTCTACTAACGGCTTAGCTACTGTACAGCCTTTGACTATGCAATGGTTTTATGACTCTACTGTACAAGGTGGTGGGTACGCTGAAAATATGCCTGAAATCAGAGAAGTACCTGTATGCTTTGATAGGAGTGGTAATTTAGTAATAACTAAAAATGTAACTGTAGGAGACGAGTGCCTACTGTACTTTGCACACAAGTCTAGTTTTGGGGCTTACCAAACAGGAGAGATATCTCTCCCATATCACTTAAACAATGGTGATATAGAGGATGCAGTGGCCTTGATAAAAGAGTTTTCGATACCAAAGCATAACGACATTGTTTCTCCTTCTGAGGATAGCTTAGATATACGGACTGTAGATAACAATACCGTAATATCTATCAAAAATGACGGGAGTAGCATATCATTAAAGGTTGGTGGATCTACATTGACTTTGGAAGATGGTAAACTTACTATTGGAGTATCGGAAGTTGAAGTAAATGCGAGCGATATTAAGTTGAATGGTGATGTTACTGCAAACACCTTAACTGCCACGACTATTACAGCCGACACTGTTAAAACAACTGCTGGCATCGATCTTGACTTACATAAACACGGTGGGGTTACTACTGGCGCTGGAGTATCAGGGGTATCAGTACCATAGAGGAGAAACTATGTTAAGCTTATTGGCTTCAAAAAATGATAACGGAGAGTATGACATATCTTTCAACTCTAACGGTCAGTTTAATACTATTTCAGGGGTTGAGGCTATAGCCCAAAACTGCACTACCGCTATACTATTAGTAGTAGGCGAGTGGTTTTTGAATACTGGATTAGGTGTTGATTACTATGGGACAGTTTTTAGAAAAGGCGCTTCCAAAAATGCTATTGACCAAGAGTTTATTGATGCTATTAATAGTGTGGTTGATGTTACGCAAGTAGTATACTACTCTTCGGTATATGACTATACTCAAAGAAAACTTATAATTAATTTCAATGCCCAAACTACGTTGGGCAATACTGGGACAGTTGAGGTACAGGTATGATAACTTTACAAGATATAATTGATGAAATAACTCTACAACTACAGACACTATTTGGGTCTGATATAAACACAGACCCGTCTGAACCAGTAGGGGAGTTTATCGGTATACTTTCTGCTGCATTATTTGAGCTTTACCAGTTATCTGATGCTGTTAAGACTCAGTTTGATTTATCTAAAGCAATTGGGGTTGAATTAGACATATTAGCTAAATTACTATTAGCTACTAGACAGCAGGCCACCCCAACTACTTTAACCAATGTACTGCTTAACGGTACTGCTGGTACTGTTATATCCGCTGGATCTAAAATAGGGTACACCAATGCAAATATCAATTCAGACGTATACTCACTAAACTCAGACGTTACTATACCGACAGGTCAAACACAGGTTATAGGAACTTTCTCTAATGATATTGACGGGGCTAGACAAGTTGATACAGGCCAGTCATTCTCAATCCTTACTCAAGTATCTGGGTGGACTAGTGTAGATGTCTCTAGTGCTACTACCACGGTAGGAGAAGATTACGAGATCGATAGTGCGTTCAGGGTGGCTCTTCAATTCCAGTCAGCTAAGAACGGTAGTAACCTAGTAGATAGCTTAGCTGGTGCTCTATTGGCTATGATATCAGTCAGTAAGGCCAAAGTGTACGAATATAAAACAGATACCGATAACCCAACCCCAGCTACAAGTGGTTTTACTCCTGGTTACTTTGAGCCTATAGTTAGAATTGTTACAGTGCTGCCTATCCAAGACGTGTATGATGAAGTAGCTCAATTAATATGGGCTAATAAGCCACCTGGGATTACTTCTGAATCAGAGCAGCCTACGGGAGCATTAAATGTAGAAGGCACTGCCACTGACGTAGAGGGGGTTGATCATACTATAAACTTTAGTATTGCTGATACGGAAGAATTTGAAGTAGCTATCACTATAAAGGCTGCTACTGGTCAACAATTTAATGCTGCTTTTGCTGAAACAGCAATAAAGGACGGTATCCTAGATTACGTAAATGGCTTAAATATAGCAGCTACGGCAGTATACTCCCAAGCATTTGTCATTATAGCTGGGGCTGAATCAGGGTACAGTATCCAGTCATTTACTTGGAATAAAACAGGAGAGTCGGCTGTGTCTGCTGATATTGAGATAGGGTCTAGGGCTGCTGCTAATTTACAAGAGTCAAACATAACTATAACTTTGGTGAGCTAGTACTATGCCTATAGATAATAGAGATTTAAAGTCAGAAGGGTTAAGTAGGTTAATAACTATCTACAAAAATTCCCCTAATATGAAGAATTTTTTGACTCCGTTTTTAGGTCAAATGAATGATATTGAAACTACTTTTCAAGACATACTTAAAATAATTGACATAGACGAGGCCAGTGGTGATGATTTAGATGTCTTGGGGCTTTTGCTAGGGGTTCACAGACCTACCACTCCTAAAGACGTAGTTCAGGCAGTATTCGTATTCAGTGGGGCTGCTGGAGAGAAACCAGGTATTTTCACTAATGAAGCTGGCTGGAGTGATGGTACTATAAATTCTGGGGGTAGCTGGTTAGACATTAGATCTCTGTTCTTTGATGTAGTACCAATGCCCGATTCAGGGTACAGAAGAATACTAAAAGCTAAAGTGAGGATGAATTGGTTTAATGGCTCAGTGGATGGAGTGATATCTGCCATAGATGAGATACTAGACGGGTCTACTGCTACAATAACGTTGGACGAGTCAACTCCTCTTAATCCTGTATTTACTATTGACAGAGAGTTTACTTTGTGGGAGTTGTACATATTTTCTGGATCGTATGTAGGAGGCCAAGTAGCGATACCTAGCCAGTACCAAAGTAGAACCATTTTTAATTCATTCATATACCCAAAGACATTGGGTGTGTGGTACACTATTACTGATACTGCTTAATAGGAGAGTACAAGTATGGCAGCCACTATATCATTACCAAGTAATTTAGATACTGTAATATGGGGTCAAGACGGGGTAGCAACTGCTCCATCTAATAGTAAATACAACGAAGGCTGGGAGATTGAGCCAGCTAGATACGACTACCAAAACTATGCTATGAAACGTATAGGTGAGGCAGTAGGCCATATAGTAGAGTCTGGTGTAGCTGAATTTAATTCAAGCATTACTTACAACAAGAACGCTTTATGCAAGTCTGTAACCAATAGTTATACTTACGTAGCTACTCAAAACGGGGTTACTGGTGGTTCAGACCCTACAGTAGATACTGATAACTGGACTAGACAAGATATTTATTTTAGTGACACTGTTCAAACTTTTGCAGACAGTAAGTTAGAAAATGTAGTAATAAGTGACGCTGGTTTAAAAGTCCTAATAGATGCCATATTCCCAGTAGGGACTGTATTCGTGAGTCACGGGGCTACTCCTCCACTTAGTGGTGTCTTAGGGGTAACTTGGGAGCTACTTAGTACGGGGTATGCCGTAGAGACAGGTACTTTAGCACAGGCTGGGACTACTGCTGGCTCTAAAAGTCTTCAAGGCAATACTGGGAGCACTACACTAAACCCAGAGGATTTCGAGCACTACCACGGAGTTGGAGGGGTTCTTACTAATACCCCTGGTGTCAACTATGGCCTTATTGAGGGATCTTGGTCGGGTGGGTCTAATACTACTCCGTTAGGTATATATAGACAAGGTGGTGGTATTGAAGTAGGTACTTTCCAATCTAAGAACATAGTAACTACAGAAACTAAAGGATCTGGAGGTGGGTCATCCCATCATCATACAATGAATATTAAATCCCTAAAATTAGCATTTTATAGGAGAACTGCATAATGCCAAGATTACAACAAATAACTAAAGACTTCTATGACTTTGTTTCTGGCAACGTATTAAAAGACGTAACAGAAGCAGAAGCATTTGCACAGTTTGTTAATGGTCAACACTTGGTTATTGATAACGGTACTCAACAATTGCTTTATAAGTTTGATTCTAGTCTAACCCCTACAGAAACTTCTACAGGGGTGATAAAAGTAACCTCTGGCGGTGGGTTAGTATTAGTCTCATCATTAGCTGGATCAGCTACTACGGCTGAAATAGCTAAGGCTGCTGGAGATACTAATGCGATTGGACAAATATACTACAATACCGATGATAACTCATTGTACTTTTTGGATAACACTACTACACCTGTAAAGTTAGAGGCTGGTACAGAGATAGGTGCTACTTGGGGTGCTATTACAGGTACTTTAGCTAACCAAACAGACTTACAAGCAGCTCTTGACCTTAAAGCTCCTTTAGTTAGTCCTACCTTTACTGGTACTATTAAACTTAAAGCTGTTTCCACTGCTGGTCAAGTTTGGACTGCTGCTTTTGCTGATGGTACGGGAGAGTGGGAAACCTTAACCAAAACTATGGTTGGTTTAGGTAATGTAGACAACACATCGGATGCTAATAAGCCTATAAGCACTGCAACCCAAACAGCTTTAGATCTTAAAGCACCTTTAGCTAGTCCTACCTTTACTGGTACTGTTGCTGGTATTACCAAAACTATGGTTGGTTTAGGTAATGTAGACAACACATCGGATGCTAATAAGCCTATAAGCACTGCAACTCAAACAGCTCTTGACCTTAAAGCCCCTTTAGCTAGTCCTACCTTTACTGGTACTGTTACAATACCTTTTGCCAATGCAAACAGTTATTTTGATTCATCTATTGATGAAGTTAAGAAAGCACTTGAGAATATTGGTCTAGCTATGAACTCTGTGGGTCAAGTTAAAATAAATGGAAGAAATAGCGTTCAGCCTACATTGACTTTAGACTCTAGTGGGGGGTCTCCAGAGCAAGCAGTATTCTATACTGGGTCTGGTGCATTAGATATATCTGCTTCACCTACTACAACTTATCCAATAAATGCTCCACAGGCTGATGCCTCATTGGTTGACTTTACTAATGAGACTTTTTACGAGAACCCCGTGTTAGGTCAAGTTCACATTTGGAGATTTATTTTAACCTACTCTAAATCAGGGGCAGCTACCCCATCGATTCAATTAAGAATGGCTAATGACCAAAACCCATCTAGCTCTTTCAGTATAGCCAACGTTATCACTATTGATAATGGAGTTACTGATGGAGAAATAGCTTTTACATTCATAACTATTGCAGATAGTCTTAGTATACCTGTATCATTAGGAGGTAGCGATGCTAACGCTGATGGGTATAATGTGTACGCTAGGGCTTTTGGGAGTGACTGTGACATCACATTGGCCTCACTTACTAGGGTAAGCTCACCAGTACAGCCATTTGTATAATAATTAGGAGAATATAGTAATGCCAATTTTAACAGTTAATGAAAAAAGAGCGCACGATAGGGCTGCTGGATCTACGGTATCTACTGTAGCAGAAGCCAAGGCTCTTACTTTTAATGTAGGCCAGCAAATCATAGTAGAAAATACTAATGGTACTTTCATTTATAAATATGTATCTGCACTGTCTCCAGCTCCTAGTGGGGATAATGATGCTGTTATAGCCGTTACTGCTGGTGGGTTTTTAGTAAACGTCGATTCAAATGTACCAAGGCTGACCACTGCTCAAGTGGCTGCTATTGCTACTGCTGGGGGTTCAGAAGGTGCTACTTTTTATGACACGGATAAAAATAAATTTGTATATATTGATAATACTTCTACTCCTGTTGAGCCTGGTGCTGGCGGATCGGCTTCGTGGGGTAATATCACGGGTACTTTGTCGGATCAAACAGATCTTCAATCAGCTTTAGATCTTAAAGCACCTTTAGCTAGTCCTACCTTTACTGGTACTGTTGCTGGTATTACCAAAGCTATGGTTGGTTTAGGTAATGTAGACAACACATCGGACGCTAATAAGCCTATAAGCACTGCAACTCAAACAGCTTTAGATCTTAAAGCACCTTTAGCTAGCCCTACCTTTACTGGTACTGTTGCTGGTATTACCAAAGCTATGGTTGGTTTAGGTAATGCAGATAACACCGCTGATGCAGATAAGCCTATAAGCACTGCAACTCAAACGGCTCTTGATCTTAAAGCACCTTTAGCCTCACCTACCTTTACTGGTACTGTTGCTGGTATTACCAAAGCTATGGTTGGTTTAGGTAATGTAGACAACACATCGGACGCTAATAAGCCTATAAGCACTGCAACTCAAACAGCCTTGGATGATAAGGCCAACAAAGACAGCCCAGCCATAACAGGTAGTGCTACTTTTGCTGATGATATTGAGGTAGCTAACAGGGTAATCATAGATACACCTACCGCAACACCTACTTACCCAACAGGGAAAGCTGGGGGTATAGCAGCTTGGCAGTCAGGTGGTTTGATATTTTATGGAAACAACTCAACCTCACTCCCAGACTTTAGTTTTTATGATTCTAATGAAGATCAAATTGCGTTGGTCTCTAAAGGTAGTGGTGTATTTACTTTTACAAATGCACCTAGATTCAATACTAGCCCAACAGTTGGTCAAGTTTGGACTGCTACTAATGCAGACGGTACGGGGGCGTGGCAAACCCCAGCTAGTGGATTACCTACTTCTCAAAACGCTGACCTTACTATAGGTGCAGTTAGTAGTGGTGAAGATATAGAGACGGCAATACCATTAGGTACTGGTTCAGGGCAGATTGATCTTACTTCGGGTAAATTCCAAAGACTTGGGCTATTTTTTACTATTACCTTAAAGTTTGATAACTACCAATATGATGATGAAGTGGTACTTGATTTTTCAAACATACTAGATACGAATAGCTATATTACCTCATCACAACTATACGTTGATTTAGGGGCAGACGGGCAGTATTACGATGGTGATAACTATATAAGCAATAGTTTAGGTAATGGTTTCGATGGTAAAACTGCTAGGTTAGACAGGCTAGATAGCCTTTCAGGAAATTCACCAGCGGTATGTACCATTATGGGAGTATATTAATATGCCTATCTTAACCGTTGAGGAAAAGAAAGCTCACGATGAAGTAAGTGGTATTGCTCCTTATAGTATAGCCAGTGCTAAAGCCTTAATTGGTCTCGTAGAAGGCCAGAAAGTGGTGGTAGACAGCACCAAGGGCATTTTCATATACAATTACGTCAATACCGTTCCAGCTACTCCTAGTGACGATTCTGTGGCCTCTATTGCGGTCACTGCTGGTGGGTTTTTAGTAAACACGTCTAGCCAAGTTCCTTCTTTGACCACTACTGAACTTTCAGCCTTAAAAGCCCTTGGAGGTAATGAAGGCCAAATGTACTATGATAGTGTATTGGGGACTATTGTATCTATTACATCTAATGCTTCGGTACAGAAGATGATAGGATCGTCAGCTAACCTAACTACTGGTAAAGTACTAAAAGGTGCTGGCGGTGGTACTGTTGCAGTAGACTCTGCCAATGCGGATGATTTAGTTACATCATCTACTAATCTAACCAACGGTAAAGTACTAGAGGGTGATGGCAGTAAGAGAGCGACACCTACAGATATAGATACTGATGAATTATTTGTAAACAATAATGGTAACTCTATTGACTCAGACCAGTTCGCAATCTGTGGGGGTACTGGTAGTAATGCGACATTAGAAGGTAACTCCGACTACACGTTAGATACCGTAGTCTATATGACAGGAAACCACTCTACTGGACAGGTTTTAGGGTACGTTGGGGGTACTTCTGATGATAGGGAGATATCTAGCGTAGGCTACTTAGCTGGGGATGTTGTACTTGCTGATCCACCAACTAGCAGTAGAGAGCCTGGGGTTATTCTAGGTATAAAAAGCGATGCTTCTGGCAATGTAGAGCTGGATACTATGGATAGTGGGGAGTATGTTTTAACTTCTGATCAATCTTCTTCTGTAAGTTTAAGAATGTATGGTGATAGTTTAAGCTCTGTTAGTGGCTGGGAGTGGGTAGCCTCTTCAAGCGACAACTTACTTATATATGAACTATCTGGATCTGGGAGTGTTGGTAGGATTCAATTAAATAGTGGAGCTAGCTCTTGGACTGCTTTTTCTGATAAAAATTTAAAAACTAAAATAAAAAGTGCTACTGTTTTGCACAAATTAAATAAGCACCTTTTAAAAAGATACAATTATAAATCAGACATCGGTACTAAGCACGAGAAAAAGCGTAGGATTGGTGTAATTGCCCAAGACCTAATAAAGATATTCCCAGAAGTAGTGTATGGTGAAGGTACTGATGATAAACCATATACTGTTGATTACGCAACGCTCAGTAGCATCGCCCTACAAGGTGTGCTAGAATTAAAAGAACGTGTGGAATTACTTGAGGAGAAGTTACTTGAAAAAGGTGTTCTATAGTGTATTCATTTTCCTAACTGGTTGTGGCCTAGTGCCTACTAATAAAATAGCTGGTAATGTTGATAAGATTGAACAAACTTCATACGCTATGCCTTCTTATGTTTTTTATTCCCTGTTTGGCTCTATTGTGGTTCTAGTAGCTATTATATTTCTATTTGTTAAGAGTCCTTTAAAATGAGTGTAGAGACAGAGCTAGCCAAACTAACCGAGCGTATTGATCACTTCATAACTATTCAAAAAAGTTTAGAGGTAAGGCTGGCTAAAGTAGAGACAGTTACAAGTAAAGTAGAATTTAAAAAAGAAATAGCTAGGTATAGGATAAAACTTGCTGGAGTTATACTAGGAGTTGGTATGCTATCAATAGCTGTAATAGATGTTATTAGGAAGACTTTTCTTCCGTAGGATTAAATCCTCTAAAATCACAAGACACTCCGTTCCAATTATAGGATACTACGCAATATATGTCTGTATCTGATACTTTATATAGTTTAAGATACGTATTCTCTGTGGGGTCATTATTATTATTAACCTTACACCCAGTGAGGGATAAAACGACTAGCAGTAGGCAATACATCAGTATTACCGCTATAGTTTTGGTGTACTTCTTGGTCAATGACGTTATTCTTTTTGTAAGTGACATTTGTTGTTCCTTTTTCCGATATGGCCTCTATTGTTCTACCAGGTTCTATCTTTATACGGTCATAGTTATTTACGGTTATCGTGTATGTGTGTTTACCTATGTTGTCAAAAAAATAGTGCTGCTTCATATCCTTGGTTACTTGTAGGTTCATATTGAACCTAACATACACTGTTTGCATTATTTCAGCCCCAAGTAATATTCAACATAGTCCCTAGCAGTCTCTACGTCCCTAGCAGTAGCAGTGTAGTATCCCCTATTGGATAGCTCACTGAGCGTTACTTTCTGATCCTTGGATACCCTACCATCACCGTCTTTAAGCTCCAAATACATACCGTGGTATTTCCCTCTAGGCTCGGCAAAAACTAAGTCTGGGATACCAGCCTTAACACCCATAAGCTTAAAATTAAAAGCCTCACGCTTGTTACGTTTACCGCCATTAGGTACGTGGTAGTAAAAAGCAGTTGGGTGTTTGAAGTCGATGTATTTTACCAAACACATTTGTATTCGGTCTTCTGATTTATTAATATCATCGATTTCCTGTGAGGAGCATACGCTTCTAGCGAATTTCTCTGCCGTGTTCATATAAAAATAACCTTTAGTTTTAATGCCTCTGCTATTTTGAACTCTAGCTTAGCGTTTTCCGAGAAGCACCAGTTGTTAATTAAAGCTATAGAATCACATAAAAGTAGTTCTTGGATACAATGCCTCATATCCATAAACTTACCTTTTACTGGATTAACTATAATAGCATCTGGAAACTTTTTGCGAATAGTGTTTTCAGCATTTTCAAACTTTTGCTCAAAATCTTCGCAATTCCTAATCTTACCAGAAATAAATATCTTCTTGCTCATACTATTTAGCCTCTACACGGACTACTGTATAGTACTTTTTCTTAAAAAGACCAACTCTCTTAGTATAAACTTCTTGAGGTAAAAACTGCTTAGCATCCTTCTTTGGTATCTCTGAAAAAGTCAAATAACTGATACTCGGTTTATAGGTCGGTTTTGGGATAGGCTCATTTCTTAATACTGCCGTTGTTCTGGCTACTGCATCGGTAGCTTCTTCCTTAGTTTTAAAATTCCCTAAGTATACACTGGCTACCCATTTACCATTAGCTTTACTAAACGTTACCCCTTTTACTTCTTCTTCCACCCCTAGTGATTTTAATCTATCTTTTCTAGCTTTTATGGCCTCTTCTTTGGTTGGAAACGTTCCTATATGGATTTGCTTATTAGTAGGGCTTTCTGATCTAAGTACCATAGCTGTCCATTTTTTAGTGGCTGGGGTTTGCGATACGCCTTTATGCCTTTTTATAGATGGTGTAGTCATTATTTAGTTCCTTTTTCTATGATTGTTAGTTTATATAGTCTATCGACTAGTTTATCCGATAATGCTGGTGGTAGTACCTTTGACAGCTTTATCAAATCTTGAGTATTAAGCCTAGTGTTGTTATGAACTCTACGGCCTAAGTTATGAGTTGTACAGATACAAAGTATCCTAGCAGAGGTATCTTTTACCAGCAAGGCTACTTGTTCAATGGTCATTGTGATGGGCATTTTTCAATCTCCTGTATGAGTCTATCTATTTCGTGCCTAGCTTTTTTAAGATCCTCTACTCTTTTGGTTGCCGATGTCTGCCTCATAAGCCTTTTAATTATGCAACCTTCTAAAAAAGGAATTAAAGTACCTTTCTGGCTCATAACATCCCAAGGTTGGATAGGTAGTTGAGAGTAATTAGATCCACCTATATTAAACTTTTGAAGACCGCTAGACATATCTCCACCCAATCAATCTTAATCCAACATAGTGAGCTTTGGCTCTCCACTTATTAACTTTGTGGGTAATACACAAGTTGTAATATGTTTTATCGGCCAGCTTACGCATTTCTTTTTTATATTTTTTAT